GACTACCTTCTTGGCCGTCTTGACTAGCGAAGTGGCAAGGGACATCAGACTTCGTAAGCGACGATTGTTCCGCTTGTCAGCGTGATGCTCGTAATCTCAAGGCCCTCGATACAGGCAGAGGTATTGAAATTGATCCCCTCGATTGTTGAGGATCCATTTTCAGTGATGGCAGCAGACGTCATCGAGGCAATCACCGAATCCTCTAGCGCCATGATTTTTACAAAACGACCAGTCTGAGCTGCCGTGTTCGTAATGATGGTTGCCTTAGTCGGCTGGTAGCCATAACCCATGATCAGCTCCTGCGGATTGCGATGTTGCCTGGTCCACTGATTCTAAGGCTTGTCAAGTACCTTTCAAACATTGGCGGGACACGATCAGCGCCAATCGCGCCAGACTTGTCAGGCGTGACGTTGATGCTACCAATCTGCACACTCTTGAAATCTTCAAGGCCGCCCAAGCTGATGCCGTCTACATTGTTGTGCAGATAAACCGCTAGCTCAATCTGAGCACGTTTGATCTGATCGGGGATTTCTGTATCGGTAAAATAATCCTCAGAAATACGAAACGGGAATCCTGTTGCGTAGGTGTTCACGTAGGTATCGGGCTTTCTCACTCCCGTACGAGGCCACTGCATCGATTGCGTATCAGTTGCCTTGGCACCTATAAATCTTTCACGATCAAGACGTTGCGCTGCTGCTGCTAACGCTCGATTGCGTGTGTCGTCAGTACCTGTGCCCCACTTCGCAACATCGGTGCTGGAAATCATGGCCTCCACAAACGTGTCGGCTTCACTCAGCGTGATGTAGCTGTTGGCGCTTGCGCCTCCCGCTGTTGCGTCGATTGTTACTGCCATCAGCCTTCACGGTAGAAGTCTTTGTGTCCGGCTCTATAGAAACAGAGGCCACCGCTTTCGCAGCAGCCTCACGTTCCTTCATTCGCCGGAAAGCGAAGAGACCCATCAGGAGCTAGCGCCCTTCAGAGCAACGAAGTTCAGGACGATAGCTTCGCCCAGGTTGCCAGCAGACACGTTGCTGATTGTGATCGCAAAGGATCCAGCAGCAATGCTGTTGGCCTGCACCAGATAGCTGCCAGCAGTACCACCGGAAGCATGGTTGACGATCACAACATCAGTCGCTGCGATCGTGCTGTTGGTGACAGTGAATGAAACCTCAACACCTGCGTTCAGTGTTGCGTCATCACAAGTGATCACGCCTGTTGCAGTGTTCAGGGTAACGCCGGTTGATTTCGACGTTGCTTGGGTCACAGATCCGCCCGCAGTTGGGCCAATCAAAGTGCCAGCTGTTGCCTCAAAAATAGATGCCATGGTTAGTTACCTCCGTCAATCAAGGTTAGAAGTGGTGGTAACCCGCACGATTCCAATGTTGTTGGTCTCGTAAACCTTGGTCCAGTTGCCCACAGTTTCAAGCTGTGCCCGAGTTGGGTTAGAAACAGAAGTGGAGAACTTGGAGCCGATCGGGTGATACACATAGTGTAGATCGATCGACATTGCATCACTCTTGGCGAGAATGTCACGATCAGTCTCAGTCTGCAGACCGAGTTGCTCACCAGAGCCAACAGCACCCTGAGTAAACAGATAGCTGGCATATTCGGTGGTTGCACCAGATCCAGCAGTCTGCACATCAGCAGAGACAATCACACGCAGACCCATGAAGGTTGGAACCTGCACGCTGCCAAAAGCAGGAGCGGTAGAACCCTGAGTTGCGCTTGTGTCAGGTGCGCCAGTGTTGTCGTAGATGAAATCAATCGCACGACGCTCCATCAGGTCGTAATAGACCTTCGGGTGCATAGCAATCGCGGTGAGCTTCTCACCTTGATCACCAAGGATTGACTTGGCTTCGACAATCTGACGAGGGCCAAGAATTGTTGGGGTGTCGCTAGTCGTGCCATCTACAGCCAGACCGGCATAAGCAGCAGAGCTGGTGTCACCAACAGCACCGAACACACCAGCCAAGCAGGACAGAAGATCCTTCTGGCGCTGGTTGGCAATGTAATCAGCAATCTTGGCGCCGATAGCAGCCATCGGATCAGAACCTGCAGCAAGTGCCGCCAGATCGCGAGACTCGAAAGCGCGACCACGATGCAGAACAGCAGCAACCTGCTTGTCTGCGGTGATTTTGCCAGGGGTTAGTGAAGAGCTATCCGTCAGACGCTCAAAATCGCCTGACAGATTGGCCTTGTAGAAAGGCACTTGAACAAAGTCACCACCATCCTCAGAAGCATTCAGCTCCGCCATGGGCTGCACCACACCGCTAGCCAGGAAGGCATCACGCTGAGTGGTTTGCTCAATGACGTAAGGCGTAAATACCTCGGGGATGATGATGTCAGAGCGAAGAGTCGCCATGACAGATCCTCAAAAAATGGTGTTTACGGTATGGGCACAGCCCTTACGGCGCAGCACAGCCTTGCCTATGTTTCACATACTAACGCTTCGCGGCAGTTTTCAACCTTTCGTACAGATCCCGATCAGTGCGGAACAGTCTGGATTGCTCTGTCAGGTTGAAGGTGTCAGGCATGAACGGATTCACTGTCCCTGCCGGGATGTCTCCAGATGATCGCGTTCCTGATGGAGCACCGCTGCCTTGTGGCTTTGGGGCTTTCTGCATCCATGCGGGCAAAGCCTTCGCCCATTCGGTAACCGGCGTCCGCTTGTAACCATCAACAACTACAACAGTGCCGTCTGTTTCACGCTCAATCTGCTGGCTAGACAGCTTGGTTTTTAAAATTAGGTCAGGGTCATGCACCACGTCAGCCAATGCCGTGACAGCTGGTGTGATCAGTTCAAGCTCTCTGACTCTGGTCTCTAGCTCGGCAATGCGCTGGTCCTTTTCCGCCGTCGCCTCACGGAACTGCTGCTCCAGAGCCTGTCGGGCTTCGGTGTACTTGCCTTGTTTTTCCAGATCTGCTTGCTCTGCCTTAGCTTTGAAGTCCAATAACTCCTGAACATCAACGCCCTCAGGAACTGCCTTCGCTTGCTGTTTTGCTTTCTTGTATTCATCTAGCAACTCGGCATTCTTTCGCCGCATTGCCTCAAGCTCAGCAATCAACTGCGAATTGTTGTCGGTTTGCTCCACAGGAGCGGTTTGATCTTCAGACATAAATTAGCCACAGGCTAAATTGCATCTAAAGTTTATCAGCTCCATTTAACTTTGTCGGCCCAGAATGCTGCACTCATCTTGCCTTTTGCGATATTCTTTGCATGACGCGCTTTGAATGACGCGCTTTGAATGACGCACGCTTAGTCTTATCAGCCTTTGACTCTCCCTTGCGAGGTGGCTTTGTTTTAGCGCCTTGTCTACCAAAACGAATGAGCTTGACCCGATCACCTTCCTTCGCCAGAACGACGTGACTTTTCTTCGGATGGCTTGGCGTGCGCTTCGGCTTGTTGAAGGCTGACAAGCCATAACGCTCAAGGCGCGGGTCTTTCTTCGCCATTACTTTTTCTTGCCTTTAGGCGCTGCTCTCAGCTCAGAACGTTTTTTCAAAACAGGGTTGCCTGTGCTCTCTGATTTGATGGCGACAACGGGATCACCTTTTGCACCACGACGTGTCACCGTGCCACCGCTAGGGCCCTTAACGCTATACGAACCCTCGCCTTTAACACTGGTGACAGTGCCATAGGTACGCGTGCCGCCATACATCCAACTGACGCGAGAACCTTTTTTCATTTTTTCTTGCCTCCCTTCTT